ATGAATGAGATGCCGGTCTGAGCGGTTGACTCAGTTGCGGCCGTTGCTCCGGTGTAGACGCGGAGGCTGATGGTTGCGACCAAGGGAGTTCTCCTTAGAACTTGTCTGAAACGTAGCGGTCGCCACGCCGGTCGATTACGACCCTTACGGTGTCCCCGGCGACCAATGTCAGACCACTGGGGATCTTGAAGTTGGGACTCGCGTACGTGTCCCCTCCGATGTAGACGGACGCGAGCGTCCCGTTGACAGAAGCGACCTTTCCGAACCGATAGTCCAGAAACGCCATGCTTCCTAGCCGGGACAGAACCCGACGTTCGATCTCTTCGACCAGCGCGTCCGCTACCCTCCTGTCTGTGCTCATGTGATTGCCCTCGCCTTCTTGGCCTCGATGGTCATCCGCGAGTCCCGAAGCGGAACATCGAACCGCGAGCAGAGGTACTTGTCAGCAGTCCGTGAGATCGGCTCGATGACCTCGATGACGTCGTTGCCTTCCAGATGCGGCAGGCAGACGAGCGGCAACTTGATCTCCTCCTCGATCAGGGCGTTCTCGATGTACAACTTGATCGCGACCGACTGGGCCTGTTCGTTCGTCGTGATCTGCGGCGCTGCGTAGACCATGACCCGGTTGCCGATCAGACTGGTGCTGGTCGGACTGTTCGGGTCCGTGTCCTCGATCTCGTATCTGACATTCGATGGCACGCCACCGGTTGACTCACCACAGACGACCACGTGGTTGATCAACTTCAGATCGTTCTGGATCTTCGTCACGCCGAGCATGATCGAATCCTCGCCCGGCTGGAACGACCAGACTGGGGTGGCGATGTTGAGGTTCGGCATCTCCTTGGAGACGAGGATGCCGTTGGCGTCGAAGTAGACCTGAAGGCCCCACTGGGTCGCCATGTCCATGAGGAACTGGGAGCGGTTGTCGCCCGGCTCCCACGCGACCGTAGTCGCGGTGATGCGCCCGGCCGAGGTTCGAGACGAGAGGGGATCGAGCGCCGTCTGGCTGACCGCGATCCCCGACACTTCCGCGACCTTGGCAATGATCGTGTTGACGTGGGTTCCGGCCGCGAACGAGAACCCGGCAGCGAAGCCGCCCGTGGCGATCTTCTTCCAGAGGTCAGATCCATCCACGGTGAGGACGCTCATGTTGGCGTCCACGAAGACTTCAGGACGGTCCACCATGAACGTCCCGAGCAGGATGTACTCATCGACCCGAGAGCCTGCCGCATTGAAGTACGACAGGCCCCGGTAGATGCGGACGAGCCGCCCGAACGAGAACAGGTCTTCTGACGTCTTGGGCGAGTAGACCCCGCCCTTGTTGCTCATCCGCAACTGGAAGGTGCGCCGCGTGCCCCTCGACACATCGACCGTAACTGACCCGTCGTCAATCCCGGTGATGGTCGCGATTGCGGCGCGCGACGTTCCGTCGAGGACTTCGACCTTGGTGATGGGTGACTGCTTGGACTCCTTGAGTGCGTCCCGCAGCCCTTGGGTGATTGCACTAGCCATTGGCGCTGTCCGTCTGTGTGAACGGAACGTCGATGGTCGCCCCACCGAGGTCGCCGTACTTGATGCTGGGCTGGCCGATGGACACCGGGACGACGTGTCCGAATGGGCTGCGCAGGTAGACCTTCTGGGACGAGCCGACCATCTTCCGCAGGGCCGTGAGGGTAGACATTCGATCAGCAGGGAGCGCAAACACGCCGATGGCCCCAGCCCATCCGAGGTAGAGGCCGGTCTGCGTGTCCGAGTAGTCTCCGTTGAGGATGAAGAACGACTCCTTCTGGCGCTTGCGCGCGTGGGACTCCTGCTCGACGTAGCAGCGGATTGACCCCGCCGATGCCGATGAGAGATACCAGTTGTCGGATGCGATCAGGTTGTTGGACAGGGTGGTGGACGCGTAGAGCGATGACCCGGCGTACTCGTCCACCCGGTAGGCGTAGGTGATGCCGAGCGGCGCTCCCACGTCCGTGAAGATCGAGTTTCCGGGGCCAGACCCTACGAGTCTCCATAGACTCGTCACGGGGTCTTGCCGGAAGAGTTGAGTTGATGTGATGCCAGCCGAAGCCTGCCGATACGAGGTCACGGTGGCAGTCGCCTTGTCAGCGTTGATCGTGACGGACTTGACGTTGCCCGCGACGACCAGAGTTGCGTCCAGAGAGAATGCCCGCGATTGGGTCGCCTTCAGATGGGCGTTCGCCGTGAACGAACGCGCCACAAGGTTCAGCGCCCCGGCATCCTTTCCGTCCGATGCAGCATTGTCGCCTGACTGACCAGACGCGAGGTAGTAGTTGGCGTCGAACGTCTGACCCCAGAAGTTGTGGTCAGCGGTCGCGTGTGGGGTGTTCGGGTCGTAGATGTCAAGGTTCTCGCCTGACATCCCGGCGTTGTCACGGATGACGCAGCCTGACCCGCCCCACCGGAAGTCGATGTTGCTGTAGCAACGGACGAACGTGTTATGGAGGATCGAGGCGTTCGTGACCCCCGAGTCCCACACCTGCACGCCCTGCTGCCAGCCGTCGAAGATGTTGTACGAGACGACCGGGCTGGTTGTGCCCGGCGTGTGGTACACCTGCACGCCCGCGCCTTCGGTCGATCCGGGGTAGGCTCCGATGAAGATGTTGCCGTCGCCCGGCGCGCCTCCAATCGTGATGTGGTCGGAGTAAGAGGACAGGTAGACGCCGTGCTCGTTGATTGTGAGGCCGGGCGCGGCCGTGAACCGGCACCGCTTGACCGTGATGTAGGAACAGGCTCCCGACCCACCAGCACCGAACGCGATGATTGCCGCAGTCGTGCATGACTGGTTGGTGAACTGAAGCCCGGAAACAACGTGGTACTTGGCCCAGCGAAACCAGATCGGGTGAACCCACGTACCCGACTGGCTTCCGTCGAAGACAGGAACCTCGCCGGGATAGTTGATGACCGTGATCTTGGAACCTGAAGTTCCGACGCTGTCCACGATGTTGTCGCCCGCGAAGTCGGCCCCAACGTAGGTTCCGCCCCGACAATAGCCGGTGTCCCCGGCGGCGAGGTTCGCGTACAACTTCGCCAGAGTGCGCCAAGGGCTGCCGATAGAACCCGTTCCGGTTGTGTCGTTTCCGGTCGGGGAGATGTACTTTGACGCCATCGCGCGCTCCTATCAGGCGTCACCGATCTCAGCGAACTTGAGCGTGAGTCGGGCGTTACCGCCAACTTCGAGAGAGGTCGAGGGTTCGGAGAGGACGACCTTGTACGTCTCCCCGAAGGGGGACTTCAGGTAGACGAACTCTTCGTCCAGCATCCGGTCGATGACCGCGAGTGCTGTGTCTCGCTCGTCGGACGAGAAGAAGGCACTCAGATCGCCTGTTGTGCCGACCTTCGCGAGCGAGGTCACGACGGGGTTGGATCGACCGGCCGGTTCGAGTGTCTCTTGGTCTAGGTCAGGAGTCAGGGAGAACCCGGTCACGGTTAGGAAGAGTCCACCGGTTTGGTCAAGGAGCAACCAATCGCTCCCGGCGACGAGCGGCCCGAGAGCCACGCCGCCAACCTCCGAGTCGTTGTCCCCCCAGACCACCGCCTTGTAGGCTGAGTAGGTTCCGACCGGCGTGCTGTAGTCAGTGATCGTGGTCGTCATCACACCATCGACGCTCCCTACGGGCATCTTGCCGAGGGAGACATACTTGTCGAGCCTGTCCGAGAAGCGGAAGAACTCAACCGTCACGGCGGACGGGACGTTGGATGTCGCGTGAGATGTGGCCGTCACGGTCGCAACGCCGGTTGACGTTACCGTCGCGGTCACGGTCGGAACGGCCGGGAGTGAGGCGGTACAGTTGAAGGTGACCTTCGACTCGTCCGACCACACGCCCGTTACGTCCCTCGCGAAAACGCCGACCTTGTACGTTCCGTTCGACAGCGTGTACTCGCTAAGCAGGACCGACACGGCCGCTCCCGACACGATGTACGGAATGGTCGTCACGGGACCAGAGTCCCACAGAACTTCGTCGGTCGCGGAGTAGAGGATCAGGCGGTAGGCAGCGCTCTCATCCGACTCTGGGTCTGTGTACGTCCACGAGACAGTGGGATGATTCGTGGTGATGTTCGCGCTCGTCACGTTCGAAACAGCAGGGCGACCGGCCACCATGAAGGTTGACCATGCGGAGTAGACGCCCCACCCGCCGTCCGTATCGCGAGTCGCCACGCACCATCTGTACCCTGCCGCAGACGCGGCGAGTACATTCGGTGCGATGTTTGCCGTCTGGGTTGACTGGTCGAGGATGACTTCAGTGGTTGAGAGCGTGCCGTCTGCCTTCAGCCACTTCGCCGTGGCTCCGGGGACGTTCTCGCTTACCTGAACCTTGGCTCCGGTCTGCGGCTGGTTCTCCGGGTCAGTGTGGTCCCAACCTAGCGTGATCGTGTCAGTTGTCTGGTCGAACGTCTCGACTCCCGTTACGGGCGTCGTCGGAATGTTCCATGACGTCGCGTGGGTATCGAGAGAGCCGTAGTCGATGTAGTAGATCGCGGATGACTGGTTGGCGTTACCGACCCCCCAGACGGCGGACACCGTTGTGTTGAGCGTCAGAGTGCTCTGTCCCTGAAGTGCGAGTGAGTACCCAGACTGATACCAGTTGGGGTAGGCGGGGCAAGTCGATGGGATCGACCCAACGTATGTCCAGCCGAGGTAAGTCCCGATCTTCTTCCAGACTTGCGGGGACCAGCCGACCAGTGCGACGTAGGTGCGGGGTCCGCCCGGAGCCAGTACAACCGTGGCGCGGATCAGCGGTTGTCCGTAGTACGACCCCGTAGCGGTGATCTGCTCTGTCGTCGTGGGGCCACTTGCCGTAAACGTCCTGCACTTGAGGACGAGATTGTTGCTGTCGATTGCCTCCCAGTAGAGCGCCTCAACCTGAGAACCGGACCCTGTCGAAACAAGCGCCACGCTATAGCCCGGAACGGACCCGAGCGTTTGAACACTGGCGAGGTCGGGCGTCCAGACGTTGATGTTGGCGGTCGGCGCACCCGTCCACGAGTACGCACCCGCAAAGCACGTGACGATGTTGCTGGTGCTCCCCGGCGCGGGCGCGAGAGCATAAATACTGGGCACAGTGGTGGTGCCGTTGTTGCTGAAACTCTGCATGAGGATGATGTTGGCGTCGCCTGCCCCCGCGCCAAACGCGGCGGCTTCCACCGAGTGGAGTTGACTAACGTCGTTCACTACGTACTCGTAACTTCCGGGTGACCCGTAGCGCTGGACGAAATGAACGAACGAAACGAAGAAGACCTTGGCTCCGTGGTGCAGCATCGCCACGATGCCCGTGCGCCCCGCGCCGTAGTTGGGCCACATGACGGTCCCGTAGGTCGTGATTGCGAGCGTCTGCGTGGACGTCGAATAGGTCAGGGTTCCGCCGCAGAAGATGTTGTCGATGAAGTAGAACTTGTTCGGGTTGGCCTCATCCTGCGTGACCGCCAAGATGCTGTGGAGCGTGGCTAGGTACTGGGCGCTTCCATTGACCGCGTAGCCAGTGGCAGCCGTAGCGTCGGCCGCGTAGAGCGCCACCTTGTCGCCGTTCGAGGCGACAAAGAGGCCGAAGACGGGCGATCCGTAGACTGATGATGAGGACAGCATTGGGCGCACCTGCGAGTTGGTAGCGCGGCCCGGTGAGGGGCCGCGCTACGGAGTTACCGGGTTGCGGCTGCCTTGGAGATGTTGCTCACGAGCGCCGAGTTGCCAGCGTTCAGCATTGCCGCGACCTGAGCCGCAGTCATGCTGTCGATGTTCCCCTCGATCTTGTGGACGATCTCGATAGGCTTGGCCGTGGTGGCGACGTTGAATGTCACGACTGACGTTCCGCCGACGCCAGAGAGGATGCGGTTGATGTTCGCGACCTCGTTGGCAAGGGCCGTCTCTTGCGACTGCATTCCCTGAGCGAGGTTCGTGACAAGCGTTCCGCCGACGTTGGTCATCCCCGCAGCGAAGGCCATGATCGAACTCATGACTTCCGCCAGCGCAGCGCCAACCTGCTGGCCGATGCTCTGCATCGTCGCGCCCTGCTCGCCCTCCTTGGCGGTCGTGCCTTGCGCGAGATCGAACATGTCCTTGACCGCAGTCACGACCTTGGCAGCCGTGTCCGCTAGGACGCCGATCTTGGTGACCATCTTGGTGTCGGAATACTTGTCGGCCAGTGCCGTCATGGCGGACATCGCCATGTCGATCTGCGCCACCTGTTCTCCGATATTCGGGAGGATCTGCGTGTCGCCCTCGTTCAACTTGCTCTGCGTGCGCGGAGCGAAGGCGTCGAAGGCTGACTTGATAGCCGACATCGCCTTGGCAGCGGTGTCGGAGAAGGTCGTGATGAGCGCGATGTCAGTCTTGGACAGGTTCATCTTCAGAGCGAGGGTCTTGACTGCCGTCACGCTCGCCTCGATGGAAGCGGCGAGGGCTTCGAAGACGCCTGCGCCCGGAGTGACGAAGCCGTCAGACTTGGCGAACGCGTCGAACGCACTTCCGACGAGCGTCACGACGGTTGCGGCCTTCTCAGCGAAGACCTTGGCGGCGTCAGCCAACTTGGTGTCCACAGCCTTGGACGCGTTGCCAATCGCAATGACGGCCGCGTTGACCATCAGGGCGATCTTGTCGAACGATGCCGGGTCTGGCATCGCAGGCATATCCACCATCTTCGCGAATGCGTCGATGGCCGCGCCGACGAGCGCTAGCACCTTCGTAGCGGAGTCCGAGAAGACTGCCGCCCCTGCGAGTGCCTTGTCCTTGACTGACTTGGAAGCGGTCACGATGGACGTGACTGCTGCGGAGATGTCGCTTGCGAGAGAGACGAACTGCGCCTTGGGGACCGGCTTGTAGTCGGCCATCTTGGCGAAGGCGTCGAGTGCTCCACTGATCAGCGTGGCGACCTTGCCGGACGCATCGCTGAAGTCGGCTACCTTCTGTAGGTTCTCCTTCGAGAAGCCCTTGGTCACCTTGAGGGTGATCTGGTCAGCGAGCAGCATCGCTTCCGCGATCTTGCCCATCGACGTCTTGACCATCCCCTTGATGTCCATGCCGGTCGTCTTGGCGAGCGCCTCCGCGAGGGATGCGCCAGCCTGAGCGACCTCAAGCGCCTTCTGAAGAGGGGTCGTAGCGTCGGCAGCCGATCCGCCGCCACCGCCGCTGCTTCCAGCGTCGGGCGCGAGGTCAGCGTTGGTGAACCCGAGCACGTCCATGAGGTTGAAGGGCTTGACGACTGCGTCGGCCCCCTCCAACTTGTCCACGTTCCGCTCGCCGTTGAGAGCCGCCATTGCCTTCGCGCGGATGCTCGTCGCAGCCGCGACCGCCTTGCCCGATTGCCCGAGCATGGCGTTGGCGTAGGCGATGACCAAGTTCGCGCCGATTGCCTGTGACGCCTTGTCACCGGAAGCGAGCAACTTGATGGCGTTGTAGAGGGTTGTCTTGGTTGCAGCGTCCATCGACTTGTTGGCGCGGAAGCCCTGTGCCAACTCGATCAGCATCTGATTGCCGCGCTTGTGGAACGCTGGGTTCTGGCTGTCGAGGAGCGACGTGGCCGTTGCCATGACGCTCTGAAGGGCTGGCTGTAGGTGCGCCCCGCCGCCAGCCTTGAAGGCTTGCGACAGCGCGATCATGGTCTGGTTGCCCGCCGAGCGGACCTTCGGGTCGCTCGATGCCATCATCTCGATGGCCGAGTCGTACATGCCCTGAACGGCGGTCTTGAGTCCGCCGTCGGCCATCGCGGCTGTTGCGCCGCTGACGTACTTCTCGATGATGTCGCGCCCGTAGCGCTGGCCCTTGACGTTCCCGTTCTGGAACATCAGGTCCGTTGCGCTGCTGACTGCCGCTTCGGTAGAGGCAGCCTGCGCCGCCAACTGCGCCGTGAGCGTGGCGATGTAGGCGTCTGCTGCCACCGTTGCGGCGGTGTTCATGTTGTTGCCGTCGAGGATGTGGTCGCGGAACGACTGGGTTGACGCGTTGGCCGCGATGGCACCGCGCCGGTTCGACTCTTCGATCAGGGCGTTGAGGACGCCGATGACCTTGTTCTTGGAGTCGTAGGTGTTGAAGATCATGCCGTCAAGTTGCTTCTGAACCCCGTCGATGGAGTTCGCAAGATCCTTGTCGGTAGCGCCCTTTGCGTAGTCGAGTGCCTGCTGAAGCAGAGCGTCGCCCTGCGTGTTGACCTTGTCCTGCTCGCCCTGCGCGACGTTCCAGACGACCGCGACTGCGATCACCGGAGCGGCGAGAGCGAGAGCGGCCGACATGCCCGTAGCGAAGAGACGCCCGGCGAGTCCGCCGTTGATGCTGGCTTGCGTCAGCATCGTGCCCCACAGGGTCTGCGCCCACTGGCCGACCATGATGACGGCAGCGAACGCCTTGGTGAACAGACCGCCAGTGGCCCCGCCGACCTTGGTGAAGATCGGGCCGAGCACGCCAGCGATGGTGTTTTCAATCTGACCGGCCACGCTGCTGAAAGCCTTGCCGATGGTTGAGAACATGCGCTCGAACGGCATGAGCAGGACGGCCCCGAGGCCCTTGAGAAGGCCGAGGGTCGCGTGGAACACCTTCATCGCGCCGGTCGCCTGTAGAGCGCCCTGCCCAATCTCGAGAAAGAACGACTTGAGCGCCACTTCCTTGATCAACTTGAAGCCACCCGCGAGAAGCAGGGCAGCGCCGGATGCCGTCATGAGAACGCCAGCCAACCCAACGATGGTGACGACCAACTTGGTGATCTCCGGGTGCGCCTGCGCGAACTTGGTGATCTCCATTGCGACGTCGCCGATGGTCTTGGCGAGAGGGCGGAACGCTTCGACGGCCGTGTTGCCGATGAGCAGGATCAGAGGAGCGACCTTGTTCGACATCTCGCCGAACATTGCGTTCGCGCTGTCGCCCAGCAGGCCCCACGACTGAGCCATCGTGCTGCTCGCCGTGGACAGGTCGTCGGTCATGTCGATGACGCCCTTGCCGTTCTCGCGAATGCTGGCGGTGTTGGCGTCGATCAGAGGCTGAAGGATGCGCCACTCGTTCTGGGTCGTGATGACCTTGAGCAGCCCTTCCTTTTCCTGCATGTTCAGGTTCTTGGTCATCTCCGTCAGCGTGTTCAGGAAGCCCTGCACGCCGATGAAGGTGCCCTCTGGGAAGATCAGGTTCTGGAAGGTGCCGTCGCTCCCGATCAACTTCGCCTTCTTGGCGAAGGCGTCGAGGGCTTCGGTGGCGGGTCCGGTGTTGCCCGCGATGCGGGAGAACATCATGGCGATGGCGCGACCGGCCATCGACCCCTTGATGCCGAGGTTACCGAGCGTGCCGAGGATCTTGCTGATGTCTTCGAAGGTGACGCCCATGCCTGCGGCAACCGGACCCACCATCTTGAACGAGTTGATCAGGTCGGGGAACTCGACGGCCGTCTTCTGCGTGACGTAGAACAACTTCTCCGTGACGTCAGCCGCACGGCTCATCGGGAGTCCGAACTCACTGAGGATCTGGTAGACGCCCTTGAGCGAGGACTCCATCGAAGTCTCGGTCATGGCGGCTGCCTTGAAGATCGGAAGCGTCTCCGCGACGATCTTGTTCAGGTCTTCCTGACTGCTGATGACCTGACCGGTCGTTGACGCCCAGTAGTACAGGCCCTTGGCGAGTTCCTCTGGCTTGAACAACTTCGTCTCAATGGCGAGGTTCTGAACGTCACCCGAGAGGGCGTTGAACATCGCTCCGGTGTCATCGAAGATCCCCAACGCGCCAGCGGCGCGACGTAGGGAGAAGTCGAACTCGCCGAAGGTGGAGACGGCCTCCTTGATGGAGCCAGTGATCGCGTTGCCCGCGGACACGAGTTGGTATCCGGCGATGGTCATCGCGTACGCCTGACGGCGGGCCGCGTCCATCGAGCCAGCCATCGCCTGCATCTGCGCCTGATTCATCTGGCCCGCGCTGCGGGCGGCGTTGAACGCGCCGACGACGTTGTTCCTGAAAGTGTTACCGAGGTTTGAAGCGGTCACGTTGGCGGCTTGATACCGCTGGCCCAGCCCGGCAAAGAACCCGCCCGACGTATTCGCGGCCTGACCAGCGAGGATGGCTCCCGATCCGAGAGACAACATCCCGCCGGATGCGGCCTGCGTCCCAGCCGTCAGCAACTGCATGCCGGGGTTGAGTTGGCGCACGCCCTCGTTGACGTAGCCCATTCCGGCCCCGACCTGTAGGTAGCCGAGGTTCCAGACGCCTGCTGCCGCGCCCATCGCCATCATGCCCGTGGACATGCTGCTGAAGGTCTGGACGGCCTGATTGCCGACCGGGATGATTGCGCCCATGCTGGCGGCTGCGGTGGCCCCTGCTGCGGCCATCGTCTGTGCTCCGGTCGCGGCCTTGGCTGCGGCTGCTGCAAAGGCTTCCGCCTGCGCTGCCTGCTGCTTCAGGGCGTCCTGCGTCCCGGCGTTGATGATGTCACTCAGGGCTGTCTTCAGGCCCTTGAGGGAACTGATGGCGCGCGCACTGTTGACCGAGATGTTGATTGTGAGAGTGCGAGTGCCGTCACCCATTGGATGGACCCCAAAAAGAAAAAGGCCCGCCCAGACTGGTTGCGTCTGGACGGGCCTTGGATTGGGCTACTTAGACAGTTGCTTCATAGCCACGGCCCGCTCTGATTCCATGAACAGAGCGAATGCGTCAACTAGGAAAGCAGGCTGATCGAGTAGTCCGCCCCGGTATGGCAAGAAGGAGTAGCCGGTCGGTACGTAGACGTACCGCGTCTCTTCCTTGCCTCCGGGCTTTGGTACTGTTTTCGTCAACACCTGCCGACTTCGGCATTGGTTGTAAAGGCTCCAAGCCTCAACAAGCCGGGGGTTACTGGCAGCCAGATTGGCTACTTGGTAACCCTCCGCGAGCCGCTTGCTGAGGTCACGGGCTTTCCCTCTTCGTCCTTTCGAAGTTGGATCGAGTCCCAGTGCTCCATCAGAACCCCGTCAACCCAAGCAGCGGGTTCGGGGTCCAGAGCGAGGTAGTTGTCCACGGTCGGAGCGTCGGGTAGCGACCAGCCGACGACGAAGGTCTTGAACATCGCGACGGCGGTTTCCGAGATGGCCCGGAAACCGACCGTCATGCTCTGATCCTTCGAGTCGGACTTCTTCATCGCCTCCGCGAAGACCTCACCCGGAAGGCTACCGAGGATCGAGTTGATCTCCCGCTTGGAGAGGTTCGCTCTGACCTCGATGTAGTCGCCGTCCTTGTGTTCGATCTTCTTGGTGGCCGACGTGTCGGCAAGCCGAAGGAAGCCCATAGGGAAATCTCCATTCCTCTGGTAGCAGGTGCTGTTGGGGTTACGAAGCGACTGCCTCGTTCGCGACCAGCGTGACCGTCGCAATGGCGGAAGCGCTGTTCGGCTTGAGGACGGTGCATTCGACGTCCTGCGAGATGAAGTCACCAGCGTTGATCGGCACGCCGACCGTCTTGTACTTCACGCGCGGAAGGTCGATCTTCAGACTGGTCTTCTTCCCGACGTTGCCGGTCAGATCCACGCCTTCGAGGTAGAGCGAGACGGCGAACTCGGAGTCGGCGAGCAGGCGGTCGTACTCCGCTGAGTCAGCGAAGTCGAGCGACATGCTCAGGCCCATCTCACGAGCGCCCATCGCAACACGCTTGTACGCGCGGGAGGCGCGGAGCGTTCCGATGTGCTCGACGTTGTTGTTGACGTTGAACGTCCAGTCCTTGACCAGCGTGTTCGCTGATCCGGCGATGGTCACCGTCGCACCGTTGAAGTGGAGCGGATAGACCGAGGTCGCCGCGTAGACCGGGGTAGCAGCAGCGCCCGCGTACTTGGCGCGGTCCACGCCGTCGAGTCCGAAGTTGGCCGTGCAGATTTCTCCGAACGCCGCCTTGAGTTCGAGGGTGTTCACGCGCACGCCCGAGTAGCGCATGATCAACTGATCCTGCGCGCTGACCTCGAAGGTGAACGTCGGGGTGACCGCTGCCGGGGTGAAGACGTGGGTGTAACCGCTGCCGCCCGCGTACGGGCTGGTCGCTACGGTTGCGGTGAAGGCCGAGCGGAGCAACGACGCGATGTCGTCAACCGGGAGGCTCATGTCTACGGTGCCCTGAACCGAGTACGGTGCGGGCATCGCGATTGTGTGGTCGCGCGACTTCGTGATCGCCAGAGGCGTCAGGTAGTCGTTCGATGACGGGAATGAAACGCTGGTCGCGGCGAGGAACTTGGTGGGCGCGACTGCCACGCCTTCCGTAACCTCAATGCCGTACCCGACGTACCCGAGTGCGCCGACTCCAATGTCTACCATCGGTTGATGCTTCCTTCAAAGGACTAGTCGAGTACCCGCGCGTAGCCCTTCTCGACTACGAGCGTCGTGCGCGACGACTTGGTGATGACTGACCCGCGAACCATCGGGCGCGGATAGGCGGTGCCTCTCACTTCGAGGCTCGTGACGTCTCCGTCGAGCGTTCGCTTGGAACGACGGCGGAACCATCTGCGGAGTGCGCCCGACGCCACGACCAGCGCTCTGTCGCCAATCGCCTCATCGGCGTTGTGGTCGAAGTAGTCGCGGGCGTCGATGTGGAGAGTGATGACGACGGAGAGTTCGTCGAAGTCGGCTCCGGTCGTCTGGTGCTCCGGGTCGGTAACGAGCGGCTCAACGGTCGCGCAGGGGTAGAGGCTCTGCGGGATCAAGCCGGGATCTCCGAAGTAGACCGCCTTGAGAGGAAGAGACTCTGCAAAGCCGCCGTCTTCGAGCGACATCTCGGAGAGTGCTTGGACTTCAGAAATGATCTTGTCTGTGACCTTCTCCATCTACCTCGCCTCTCCGATCCATGAGTCAACCCACTTCTCGAATGGGGAGAAGAAGACGTCTTGCTCTGGATCGCCCCACGGCCAGAACTCGCGCTGCGGGGTCCAGTGGTTCTCGTCGTTCCAGAAGCCGGGGGCCGTGTTGTGGGCGACCTTGGCCCCGGAGATGGTCATGGAGAGCGAGTGGTTCGTCTCCTTGTAGTCGCCTTGGATGTCCTCGCCGCTCATGGGGCGACCCGAGGCAGCGGCCTTGAGTTGGCCCGTGTAGTCGAGGATCGGGTGATCCTGTCCGTTGCGCCGGTAGGTTCGCATCGGGCTGAGCGCCTTCCACCCCGGACCCTCAGCGTCGAAGATGCCCTCGATGTGGTGGAGCCAGTTCTGGCGACCCTCCGCGAACATCGGCTGGACGTTGTTCGCGCGGTTGGAGAACCTGTCGATTGAGTTGAGCGTCTCCGTCAGGCCCTCGACGTCGATGACGAACAGGCCAGCGTTCTTGGCCCGCACCGCGCGCGCCATTAGATACGGCGTCGCTTGTGTGGCGTCAGGAGTTCAACGATCTGCTCCGTCGTGAGCGGGACGACCTCTACGCCAGCGCCCGCGCCCGCGTAGTCGGGCTGCATCAACTCTGCGACCCAGAGCGCTGTTGCCTGCTTGATCGTCATCGGGATCGCCGCGTACCCGGCCTCGTAGACGAGGGTGTACAGGCTCGTCCCGCTGAACGCGGTGATCGTGCCAAGACCGTCGAGCGCAATGCGTCCGCAGGCGTCGTTCGCGGTGGTGCGGAGCAGCCGATTGATGTCGTAGGTCGTCACCGCAGGCGTGATCGCGTTCGTCGCCTGCGAGAGCGACGTGACCGCGACGAGTGGGTAGTTGTTGGCGAGGAAGGTCGTGGAGCCGTCCCCCACGAACTTCTCGGTGTACGACTGCTTGACGAAGATCCGCTCCGTGAAGCCCTCGACCGCCTCCGTGGCGATCTGGATGAAGTCATCCAGTTGCGGGTCGGTGAACTGCTTCAGAGACACACCGAGCGGCTTCGCGCGGAACTCCTGTGCTGTGAGATGTTGGCGTGCTGTCATGCGTCAGCCCCTGTACTTCGTCTTGAACTTGCGCCGGTACGCCGGTCCGCCAGACAGGCGTTGGTTACGCACGGTCGAACGCATGGCGAAGCCCGACCGGGCCTTGAGGGACAACTTCCGCTTGAAACTGTCCATCGAGCGCCGGGTGCTGGTGATGCTCTTCCTAGACTTGATGAGCCTCTTGAGCGACGGCATCGAACGCACCCTTCAGAAAGTCTTCGTAGTCGGACCAGAAGAACAACTTCGCGCGTTCGAGCGAACGACGGCTGTACTGGCGGCGCATCTCCGGGCTTCTCTGAAGTCTGACGATGCTGTCCGCGATGTCTGACGGGGCGACGTTGGCGTAGACGGCGTGGGACTGGTTGACCTCCCAGTCACTGACCGGCAGGAGAACCCCCGCCTTGCCGACGACCTCAGCCTGCGCGGCGTAGTCGGTGGTGACGACCGGAAGGCCACAGGCCATTGCCTCGACCAGCGGAAGCCCGAAGCCCTCGACCTGTGAGGGCAGGACGAACGCGTCCGCCATGTTGTACAGGTCGATCAGGCCCGGATGCGAGCCGCCTGTGAGCGGGATCGAGGCGTTGTGCTTGTCGTGGGACGGCGGGAACATGACGTTCCCCCAGACGCCCATCTGGTCGGCCAACTGGGCGAGATCCCAGCCCCCGAGCCAGTAGTTGTCGAAGGGTGCCGTGTGCGCGTAGAGGTACGTCTCCGGGTACTTCTTGGCCGCGAGACGAATGCCCTCGAAGAGGCGCGGCCACTGCTTGCGGCGCACGTTCTGCGCGACGCACATGACCACGAACATGTCGTCGGCCCAGCCGACGTTGTGGCGCAACTCTGAGCGACGCTCCGGGTCGTACTGGACGAAGTCCGGGCTGACGCCGTGGTAGGCCATCGACGCCTCGATGCCAGCCTCATGCAGGACACGCTGTCCGTAGTACGTGCATGTGGCAAGGCGAAGGTTCGGGGCCTTCTTGAGCGACGCGACCCACTGGTAGTTGAGGGGCGCTCCCTCGATGGGCGTGTAGGCGACGACCGGGAGGGAACTGACGCAGTCGTGGAGAAGCCAGAGCACCACCATCGTCGGGTCACCCACGATGTTCACGGCGTCAGGCTTCTCGTCCGCGACGATCTTGGGGACGCGTGTCCAGCCGAGAAGATCCGTCGTGTTCTCCGCGATGGGGTAGTAGGTGACGCGCTCGCGCTCGCGCGCGAGGCTGTCCTGCCCACCGAGGATGACCAGTTCGTGGCCTGCCGCGAGCAGCGCTTCGACTGCCACCGCGTTGACGATGCCGAACCCGGTCTTGATGTAGGGGCTGTCGCCCAAGCAGAGGATCTTCACGGTCGCGCCTTTCAGACGTCAGATGGTCTTGATGCAGATGTCGCCGGGCTTGGACGTGTACGTCCACTGGTATGGGAAGTCCGTGTTCATCCACGGCCACGTGAACGGGGCGGTCTTGAACTCACCGCAGTGAATGCAGTAGATGCGCGTGGAGTCGAACTTCTCGAACCGGTGCGCGCAGGGGTTAGAGGTAGTGAAAGTCTTCGGGCTGTACGCCGTTGTCCCAGACATACCCGAGGTGGAGGAGGCGCTGTGCCCACTCTGGCTTGCTAGTCGGAACATAGATCACTCCGTTGGTGACGTTGAGTTCGCCGTCGTAGAAGAACTCGACCCTGTCAAACGTGTCGCCGCCCGGAAAGTTGGCGCGCATCGTCCACATGGAATCGACCTTTGCGGCCTTTGGCATTGGACCCTCGTTAGGTGTGAGATGGAGCCTAGTTAGGTGTGAGGGGCCGAGCCGAGCGTGGCCCGGCCCCAAACGACTAGTCGCTTACGAGAGGTGGAACCCCTTCAGGACGACCGGACGACCCTCAAGGGCAGCACCGAAGTACCCCTTGATGAAGAAGTCCTCGCTGTCCTTGGTCTTCGCCAGCGGCATGTAGGTGAAGTCCTGATTGACCAGCAACTTCATGTCCTGCTTGCGGCCGAAGAAGATGACGTCGTCGTCCTCCCAGTGAAGGTCACTGAGGATCGGAACGCCGTCGTAGGACAGGACACGGAAGCCCGCGCCGATCTCAAGACGGTCGTTGAAGCGCTGCTGGGACTGAAGCAGCGAACTGATCTTCCGGCGAACGGCACGGGACGTGATGATGACGTCGCACTCGCCGCGAGTGTCGTCAATCGCCTGATCCAGCATGCCGAGAGTCAGAACGGCCGAGTTGGCGTCCGTCGTGCCGCCCTCGTCGCCCGGAGTGGACGCGCTGACCTGATTGATGAATCCGACGATCCCCTCGCCTGAGCCGTCGCCAACCATGAGGTCGGTCGTCAACTGCTCAGCGATGATGCCAGAGTGAACGCGGATCTCCTCCTGAAGCGCGTTGACGACGCCGCCGGAAGCCGCGATGAGCGGACCGGTGACCTCACCGCGCGTGTAGAGGAACTTCACGCTACGCGAGAACTTCGCGTAGGTGGACTGGGTCGCAGACGGCAGCGCCCCGCCGTCAGCCGCCCATGTGGCTGTCGGAAGCGCGGTGCGCTTGCGGATGTAGTAGGTCTGGGTGGGCCACTGCACACGCGAAACCACCTGAAGCAGGGGCGTTGCCTTGCTCACGTAGTCGCGAATGACGGGATCAATAACCTCTGGGACGAGGTAGTTGCCCGTCGATGCGGTGAGCGTGCTAAGAGCGCGCTCGATGTCTGTCATCGGATGTGATTCCTTGGGACTGGGTTAGCGGTTGGCGTAGAGGCCCTCAAGCCCGAAGTGGAGTCGCTCTTCCGGCGTCATGCGAGACAAGTCAGGCAGGACGTTCTCGAACTTCTCGCGAACAATCGGGGCTGGGATCTTCCCGGCGGGAAGCGCTTCGAGTTGTGCGATGTACGTCTCACGCTCAACGAGCGTCGCGTTCAGAGCGGCCGTAGCGCGCTCGATCTCACCGGTCAGAAACACCTGAACGGCATCCGCGACAGAACGCTGGACGGTGATACCCGCCAACTCGACCATCTCGTCGCCCGCGTCTGAGTTCTCAACTGTCTCGTTGTTCTCAGGGGTGACTACGGGCGTCTCTTGGGCGATGACTCCAAGGGCCTTCAACTGGTCGCCAAGCGCGGCGTAGGATGCCACGAGGGCATCCGCGTCCTTCTTGGAGATCCGCGCGCGCTCGACGTCTTCCGTCTCTTCCCCGGAAGTCGCCTCTGGCGTCTCGGTCGTCTCTTCGGTGCGCTCAGTGCTTTCGGTTGTGTCTTCGGTGACCTGTTCGGTCGTTTCGACAACGGGTGCGGTTTCCTGCTCAGCAGCCGCAGCGCGTTCGGCGTCGGTCATGTCCGTGGGTTCTCCAGACTCGTCCAGTCCGTCAACTGAACGGGCCAGAACAGTTCCAAACGACGGCACCCATGAAGGGCGCGTCGTGTTGCTGATCTCCAAGAGGTTCACCTTCGTGAACTGAAGGACGCGTCCTCCCTCGCCCTTGGTGATCTCGTACTCAGCGTTGTCTCCACGGATCGACATGCCGTACTGCTTGCCGCGCACGATCTGCTGGTGGAGATACTGAGAAGCCGGGTTGGCGTCATCGAGACGGACCCCGATCTTCAGATGGAAGTTGGACGTGATCGCTCCCTCGACTACCGCGCCGAGTTCGCGCAGGACTCCGTCCTTGGTGTGCGCATCGACGTAGGGAAGCGGCTGCCCGTTCGACGCTGCGTCAGAAATCTGACGAGCGAAGTCGAGGATGGCCTGCGGAGCCATCTGGGTGCCGTGCGTGTCACGCTCAGGCCCGGAAGCCTCGCCGACGATGTACATCCCATCGGCGCGCTCTTCGGCGCGCTCGACCGGGATGGTGATCTTCCAGTTAGCCATTGGCCTTCGCCTTCGTGCTCACGGGCGGCTTGCGTCCGGGGTTTCCTGATGCGGGTGGCTTCGCGCCCGCGCGCGGGGGCTGCTTGCCGGGAGGAGGTTGAGGGCCTCCCGGTGTTGCAAAGCCCGGAGCCGCGACGGGCGGCGGGGCGGTCTTCTGCTTGAGGATCGCGTCGGCAGCCTCTGCGATCCTCGCCACTGGCATCAGGCCGAGCGGGGTCGCGATGTACGCTTCGTCGCCGCCCGGAACGGGCGGTAGTCCGAACTTGCTGCGAACCCAGTTGAGGGTGTAGACACCGTTGCTGAGTCCCTCAACGAAGAGCGCCATCTGGGCCTCTTCGTCGCGAGGATCGACGTCCTTGTGCTGGAAGAGGATGTCGTCGAACTTGTAGACCAAGAAGATCAGGTGCTCGTTGATCGCCTCTTCGACCAATCCCTGAAGCGGGGTGATCGTTTCGGACCTGAACGACTTGTCGTTCTCGGCCGACTGGGAGCGGTTCGCGCTCTCGCTGTTGCCGCCCAACTTGGTGGCCGGGAGGTCGAAGACCGCGAGGATCTCGGTGGTCAACTGCTTGCGACCGTCGATGAACTGCATGTCGGCAGGTGACGAGACGCTCTTGGAGACATCAACGTCTCCTTCGAGGAGCAGCGGCTTGTGGGCGTTGGCCGTTCCCGTGTATTCCTTCTTCAGGAACTCACGGTTGCGGTCAACCTCCTCCTTGGAGCAGTTGCGCATGTTGAAGACGACGCCGGTCTGGGCGCTGTTCGCGAAGAAGTTCTCGTTGTAGGTCTGGGCGAACAAGTCCTGCGCGACCGTGCTCTGAAGGCTCTCAAGGGGTGAGAGTCCGTACACGTCGTTGTCAGGGTCGAACGTCTTGAAGTGAACGAACTCTTCGGCTCCGAACTGCAACTCCAAGCCCGACGTCAGGTCACGCGTGATGTAGGACGTGACCTCGCGGGTCAGGCGGTCCACCGTGATGGACACCTGCGACGGAGCGACGCGGACGAAGGAGTAGGGAACCCCGAGGCGGCTGGGCGTGATGTGCCAGTAGGCGTCTCCGTAGACGAGAAGATCGACGTACGTCGTACGCAGGAGGTTCTGCGCGCGCGAGCGCGCGAACGACTCCGAGAGGATCTTCTGGCGGGCTGCGTTGACGTCCTTCATGGTGTCGCGGCTGACGAACTGGTAGCCAGCGGCGACGCACGTCTTCGCGATCTTGTCCACCGCCGCACGCACTACGGGGTGCGTCTTGTACATCTTGGTGTACGTGGTGTAACTGGCTGTCGCCTGAACCTTGATGTCCTTGTCCGCGACCGACACCATTGCGTTCCCGGCGCGCTCGATGCTGTCTGGCACGGCGCTATTCCTTCCGACGAGATGTGACGAGGACGACCGGCGCTGACGGCCAGACAACTGTGCTGCCGCACTTGCGGCACGGACCCGAGACTCGACCCTCGATCTCCCTGTACAGATCCTTCAACTTGACCCGGAGGACTCCGTCGTCGCCCTCGATACCGAAGAGCGTCTTGCAATGCGGGCAGCGGATGTAGATCAGTCCGTCTTCTGTCATTGCAGACCTTCCGGGCAAACGAAAAGCCCCGCCCTGAGAAGGGCGGGGCGAGTTGGTACTGCGAGAGGGAGTCGAACCCTCATCCCGTGCATGGCAAGCACGAGTCTTGGCCGTTAAACGACCGCAGTATGGAGCCGAGCGTGGGGTTCGAACCCACTACCGCGTCCTTACCAAGGACGCACACATCCAGATGTGCTTGCACGGCTTGAGATGGAGCCTCTACGAGGATTCGAACCCCGATACAGCGGGTACAGACCGCTAGTCCTGCCGTTGAACGACAGAGGCGATTGGTAGGGCGACACGGATTCGAACCGTGGTCTGCCGGGGTGAAAACCCGGTATCCTCGACCACTAGACGACCGCCCCGTATGTGGTAGCCCTCCCCGGATTCGAACCGGGAACATCACCCTTTTGAGGGGCGCGCCTCTGCCGTTGGGCTAGAGGGCTATTGGTAGCCCAGCGGGGTATCGAACCCCGGCTTGCCGATAGAGAGTCGGCTGTCCTGCCACTAGACGACAGGGCCACGAATGATTGCGGGGCGCGAGCGACGTGGACAGCACGCCGTCAGTCGAGCCTTGCGCCGCTCCTCATAATGAGCGGACCCCGTGAGTTGGCTGGCACGGAAGGGGTCGAACCTTCATGACCCGGTTAACAGCCGGGCATCCTACCATTGAACGACACGCCAGAGATGGAGCCTACCGGGAGACTCGAACTCCCTTCCTCCGCATTACGGGTGCGGCGCACATCCAGATGTGCTTGACAGGCGTTGGCAGAGCGACGAGGATTCGAACCCCGGCCAGACGGGTTGGAGCCGCCGGTCCTACCACTAAACGACCGCTCTACGTGTTTGGTGAGTGCGGTGGGGGTCGAACCCACATGCGCGCAGATTAAGAGTCTGCCGTTCAGCCATTGAACTACGCACCCGTTGGTGCTCCCGTCTGGAGTCGAACCAGCCACTCGGGGGTTTCAAGCCCGCGCATGAACCGTCACTGCTTCAGAAGCACGATGTAGCAGGCTCCCGAAGTCCTGCGATGTGGCGCTCCGTACGGGACTCGGACCCGCTGCCTCCTGATTGACAATCAGGTATCCCTACCCTCTGACTGCCGAAGCGCGTGGTTCCCGCTGAGGGAATCGAACCCCCTCTCGCTGCGTGTAAAGCAGCGGCGCTTGCCGTTACACCAAGCGGGAATGAAGTTGGTGCTCCCCCAGAGATTCGAACTCTGAACTACTGCTTTCTAAGAGCAGACCCTCTGCCAGTTGGGGTAGAGGAGCGTTGGTACTCCGCGCGGGATTCGAACCCACACTCTCTGCTTGGAAGGCAGCAATGCTGACCGTTGACATCAGCGGAGTAATGGTTGCGGCCGGGAGAGTTGAACTCCAGAAGCAGGCTTATGGGGCCTGCGCAGCCACCGGGCTATGACGACCGCTATGGTGGACCCACAGGGAATCGAACCCTGCCGCTCTCGTTGCAAGCGAGAAGTGCTGCCACTAGCACCATAGGCCCATGATGTTCGGAGTGGATACCGAACTCTGGTCCGGGTAGAAGGACTCGAACCTTCCCTGCGTGTTCCCAAAACACGCGCGCTAACCCCTACACGACACCCAGATGGTAGCCCCGCACAGAATCGAACTGTGGACTCCTGCACGTCAAGCAGGCTCGTTGCCATTACGCCACGAGGCTATGGCCCCCCGAGCAGGACTCGAACCCGCAATCGCGGCTTAGAACACCGCTACCGATCCAATCGGACCGGGGGATGTGGTACATTCCCTGACCTAATCCGTAGGGAGTGAACCGATGAAGACGACCAAGATCAGCCTCGACACGCTGTTCGCACCGAAGTCACGAGCGCTGTCACCCAGAGATCAACTGCGCATGGAGCAGGAGACTGCGGTGGCGGCAATCATCAAGCAGTTGCAGGCTGACCCGTCCAAGGCCATCAAGATCGAGGCCGAGGGTGCCGAGAAACTCTCGACCATCCGCTCGCGCTTCTACGACCTCAAGCCGAAGTTGAACGCCGCCGACGTCCAACTACTGTCTCGCGACGGCGTCATGTACGCCTACCGCAAGACCCAGTAGTTGGAGACTTCGGTCGGACTCGAACCGACTTAGACGAGGTTTGCAGCCCCGCGCTTCGTCCGCTTTGGCATCGAAGTCTTAGAAGAGTTTCTCGCCCGTCTGCTTGGATCTCTCGGCAAGAAAGGCTCCGTCTACTCCGTCGGGCAGCCCCTCATTGGTGCCATCCCAATCGGGTCCGGGTCCGGCCTTCTCGAACAACTGCCCGCTGTCGGCAAGTTCCTTGACGACCTGACCAGCAGTCCGGGCCGTGCCTTCGCCGCCGTGCTTGACCTTCGTCTGGATGAGTTCTCCGGGCTTGACCTCGGTCAGTTCCTCGTTGGAAACTTCCCGGTGCGGTTCGGCCGCTAGAGCGATCCGGTCCTGCACGTCATCCTCGACGGTTCGGACTGGCTTGCCGTCAACAGTGGGGGTGACCGGACCGTCCGGGGTCACCAGACCGTTCTCGTCGGCGGGACCATCCATCTGGGCTTCGTCGCGCGAGGCAAAAGCCGCAGCGAGCACAGAGGGCGCGGAAGGAGTCTCGAACTGGACTGAAGTCTCGTTGTCGTAGGCGAGAGGACTCTCGGTAGGCAAGTGGCGCTCCTTGAGGTCTGGGTGGAGTGAAGAGGAGTGTTGGCGCGTCCAGAGGGATTCGAACCCCCGTCCAAACGGTTCGTAGCCGTTGGCACCATCCGCTGTGCTATGGACGCAGTGGTGGGGCGCACGGTCACCGGCCGGTGAGGGCGCGCCCCTATGAGCAGGAGTCTCGGCGGTAGGCCGCACGTCTACGGAACGTACCCCGAGCGACACGCTCACTATGATTGGCAGCCCCAGAAGGACTCGAACCTTCATTCGCGGCGTCAGAGGCCGACGTCCTGCCGTTGAACGACAGGGCTGCGTGGTACTCGCGGGAGGACTCGAACCTCCAACCGACGCCTTATCAGGGCGGCGCACGGACCATCGTGCTGCACGAGTATTGGGGTGATCGGCGGGCCTTGAACCCGCTTGACTGGGGTCACGGCCCAGTGCCTCAACCTGTTTGGCTTCAACCACCACGATGTGTTGGTGGACCGACTAGGTATCGAACCTAGCCTCTCCGAGGAGTCCTGATTTACAGTCAGGTGGGCGTCCTTAGCCGCAATACCGATCCACTGAGTTGGCTGCCCCACGAGGTTTCGAACCTCGCTCTGGCGGGTCAAAGCCGCCGGTCCTACCACTAAACGATAGGGCAGTGATCTGGCGGAGGCTGCATGGACTCGAACCTGCACCGGCTCTTACACCGTTCACCGTTTTCAAGACGGCTAACCTCTCCTGTGGGAGCCTCCGTAGTGTTGGCGGAACCGGTAGGGATCGAACCTACACCGCACTGAGCGACCTCCCGTTAGCAGCGGGGTGCCTTACCTTTCAGCCACGGCTCCGTGATGTCGGCCGCTCCATGCGCGCCAGCATGGCGCAACGGAGTGGCTTCTTGCAGTTCTCGCACACTGGGACGGTCATGTTCAGACCGGTCTGCACCAGCGTCCCGTAGTAGGACTCTGGCGGGCAGTTGGTGCAGACGAACGGCTCGTGGACGATGTCGTCGCCCGACTTGTGCTTGGTCACCATGCAAACTGAATCCTTGGTGCTTGGCGACCCTCGCCGTATAGGCTCAGCATCGCGGACCAGAAGTAGTCGTCGTGTTGCCCATCGCGGGCCTTGAAGATGTAGTTGCCCGCTTCGGACTTCTTGCGCTCGACCGAGTGGATCTCACCGAGCAGGGAGCGGTTACGCGGGAAGCGCACCCGCCCCATCTGCATGTCGCCCTTGAAGGATGTCGCCCACTTCTCTTTGTTCTGCATGCCGAAGACCACGGACTCGATCTTGCCGCCGTACTTGGATGTCAGACGCTCTGCGATCACGGCCCCCACGCCAGTGGCGTCAATCGTGACGCGGCTTGGGTTCAGATCCGTAATCATCTTCTCGAAGAAGAGGCTCTGGGCTTCGTACGAGTCCTGTGTCTCGAAGGTCTTGTGGATGGTCTTGATGCCGCTCTCCTCGTCAGACGAGGAAACCGTGACGACCGTCTTGTCGATCTTCTTGGCGATGTCGATCCCGAGGTTGTACTGAAGCCCTGCTGGGAGAACCATCTGGTTGAGCGTGTCATCCACGCAGTTGACGATGGTGCCCCACGGGTAGAAGTTGACGCTCTCGTCCGCGAAGGAGCACTCGTACTCCTGCTGGAACGCTGCGAGATCCATGCCGTTGAAAATGGCCCGGATCGAAGGTGTGCCCCACTTGGCGACCCGCTGGTCGGTGTCGTAGTCCTTGGCGATGGCGGTGGACTCGGCCACGTCCATCGACATGATCGAGCACTCCCACCACGGGACGATGTGGATCGTGAACTCTGGGTACTTGATGCGGTCAGATGCGATGTCGAAGAAGAGGCCGCTCTGTCCGAGCGGAGTGGAGACGAGGGCGAAGCGGGAGTTGCCACGGGTCGTGGCAGGCATCGCTGCGTCGTACAACTTCTGGGCGTCGCGGATGAAGGCGAACTCGTCGAAGTAGACGTCCTTCTCGCCGCCACGGATGGCGGACGAGGCTGGCTGCGACACCATGTAGGACGTATTCGGGTGGTCGTGGACGCTGAACTCGAACTCGGCGTTCGTGTAGATCGGAACCCGGAAGCCGCTCTCCACTGGGATGCTGTGGTAGAACTGCTTCGCGTAGACGATCTTGTCAGACGCCTCCTTCTGGTTGATGGAGACGTAGTTGACCTTCTTGCCGCCTGTGGTGATGACTCGGTGCAGCCCCTCGCCGGAAATGATCCACGAGAAGCCGATCTGTCTACTCTTCGCTACCAGTCTGAACTTCGACTGATCGTTCAGGAAGTTGATCTGGTACGGCTCCAACGAGGTCGGCTGACCCCGCGTCTCCGTCAGCATCTCCAAGAACACGGCCGCTGACGAGGCGAGGACTTGGACTAGCGGATCGCGCACCGTCAATCCCGAGGAGTCGAGCCATGCGCCCAGCGTCGAGTCCACGGGAGTCGAAGACGTTCTGGATGAAGGTGATGTGGTCATTCCGCTCGTCTCCGGTGTTGTGCTTCTCCATCTGGAAGCGCAGGGCGAGCAGTTCCTTGACGGTGGCAGAGCGCTGCGTGGCCTCACGGGAAAGTTCGCCGCCCTTGATCTCGTCGGCGAGATGAGGGAGGAGGGCCTTGAGTTGGAGGGCGAGGAAGATGTCGAGATCCTTGCCGAGCGTCCGCGACTCCTGTCCATCGAGGACGCCGGTTAGGTAGTCGAGATCCTCCGTTGGGAGGTACGGGGCCAACTTGCTCTTGAGGTCGTTGACGGCCGCTTGGGCGATCAGCACCTTCTGCTTGCTGCCAGAGCCGATTGGTCTGCCACGGCGTCTAGCCCCGAGCGAGTTGTTCTTGCTGAGGCCCTCGCTGTTCGTGTCGGTTGTCACGGGGCCTCCGAATGAGTCATGTGATAGACTACTCACTATACATAGCACTTTGAGGGGCAAAGAGTGTGCGTTCGACCACTCTCGGTTGTAGTTGAGATCAGGGAGGAGGCCGTCAGCCGGTTAGTAGGTAAGGTAGTGCTGGACTCAATGGCTGTTAATCGTCAAGTCGAAGGTTCGAATCCTTCCGCCGGAGCCAAGCAACACGAAGTTGACCGGGTGATTACCGAAAGGTGGTCACCCGGTCTTCATTTTGACCGAGTGATTGAAGGTTGGCTGAGCGTGGTACGACCACAAGACTACTTGACGAGGGTGCTACTGTGGGGCCATGAAGACCGAGGACGCAGTTGACTCATTCCTTCGCCAGAAACGCCGGGAGGGGAAGTCGCATTGGACGATTGATGGGTACAGAACTTCCATACTCAAGTTTCGGGTCATCGCCCCGCCCGTAGCGGAGGACATTGACAGGCGCGTGGTCGAGCGTTTCGTGGACTCGCTCCTCGATGAGGCGATCAGGCCAGAGACGGTCGCCCACCACTGCCGAGGCGTGAAGGTCTTCTGCCGGTGGCTCCATGAGGAAGAGATCCTCGACGCCAACCCGTGGGCGCGGGTGAAGATCCCCAAGGTTCCGGCGAAGATGCACAACAACCTGCCGACCCGAGACGACTTCGACCGCCTCTGCGCGGCCTGCGATCAGCGCACCCTTGCCGGTCGGCGCGATCTCGCGGTCCTGCACTTCCTCTTCGAGACGGGCGTGCGAGTCTCAGAGTTGGCGGGCCTCAAGAAGAGCGACGTGGACTTCGACTTGGGACAGGCGAGAGTCTTCGGCAAGGGGGCCAAGGAGAGGTTCGTCTTCTTCGGCCGAAAGACGTCCCTCGCCCTGACGCGCTACCGGATGCGCCTTGAGCGAGGCGACGACCCGCCGACCTTCTTCGTCACGTCGCGGGCCGAGCCGCTGACCGAGAACACGGTGCGGCTCATGCTGAAGCGCCTGACCCTGAAGAGCGGGGTGACGGCCGACACGAACCCCCATGCCTTCCGCCACGCCTTCGCCACGGCCTACCTGCGCAACGGTGGCGACCTCCACAGCCTTCAGCGCCTACTCGGCCACGCCAGCCTCGCCATCGTGACCACCTACCTCTCACTGGTCACCGAGGATCTCTCAGCGAAGCACAGGCAGTTCAGCCCGCTCGCGTGAGCCGTTCTGCCGGGTCAGATGTCATTACCAGTAACGCTGAGTGACTACTAGGTCTGAGTACCAAGTCTCCTAGTAGACCTAGTAGTTACTAGACATCCCTACAATATGGAAAGAGTGTCCCACCACCCAGCGTTGTAGTAATGCTGGGATCTTCCAGTTTCTTCTGGGCCTCCCACCCTCGACCCAACATTGGAAAACCGTATGTATTTCCTCGACCCACCAACGTGTGCGCGTGTGCGGGCGGCTGGAGCGGTCGCGAGGGTACGTATTCCGCGCTATGCACGGGCAGACTGTTAGCGCACGCTAACGCATGCCCGTGCGCATGCCCGTGCGCATGCTGCCCGTCCGTGTCAGCCGTTACGGGCAACGCATGCACGCATGCGCATACAACATAACGCGTAGCGCTGGCATGCCGTGGTACTACGCATGCGCATGTCTGCATGAGTCATGCCGTCCGTGTCCAGCGTTACGGGCATGCGCAGCGTGCCAGCCGTGCGGCATGCCAGCCCGTAACGGCTGGCACGGACGGCAGTGCCAGCCCGTAACGCTGCGCACGGACGTGTCTGACACGTACCGTGCAGGATCGCCGTGCAGACTTGTCAGACACGTGGTAGCGTTCCGCTCATGAGATACGGATCGCGCGCTAGCAGTGCCGACAATCGGCACGCGTGCGACCGTGAGGGTACTAACGTGTCTGACACGATCCGCACGACGTTCGCATCCGATGCCGATATGCTCGCCTACGCTCGGGCGTCCGCGGTGAACGCATGCCGCCACTACGGGCGGCACTTGGCATCCGATGCCGCGCTGGACGTCGCATCCGATGCGGTCATGCTGGCACTGGCGGACGCGCGACTGGACCGCCAGTACATCGCCGCAGCATGCGGCACGCTCGCGCTGGCACTGGCACGCATCACCGGCACGCGCGGCGACGCATCGCTGGACGCAATGCTGGACGCTCGCGAGGGCGCGACTGACACGCTCGGCGAGAGCACGGCGGACGCGTCCGCAGCGTGGGAAGCGGACCCGTCCGCCAGCATGACCGCGGACCCGTTGGCGGACGATGCGCGCACGGACGTGCGCACTTGGCGCGGCTGGTCCGCGGACATGACCGCATGCACGGCTGACATCGTCGCGACGTTCGGCGACACGCTCGCGACGCTGCGCACGGAATACCAGTGCAGTCAGGATCGCGGGTCCGCGGACAACACCGTGCGCATGGTAGCGGCGACGCTCGGCGAGGCGGACGCTCACATTCTCGCGACGCTGGACCGCCCGGCCGGATCGCACGCGGCATGCTGCGGGCTGGCGGCTGGCGCGGTCCGCATCGCCCGGATGCGCGCCAAGTCGCGCGCGGCTGGCAAGGCTGGCGCGGACGTCGCACGTGGCGGACACTGCGCGGACGGGTCCGCCTACAACGCGCGGCACTGACAGCCCGCGCGGTACATGCCGCGCGTTACGGGCAGCCCGGCCGGATCGCCCGGCCGGGCGTCCGCGCGTCCGCCGTCCGTGCCGCCCGTTACGGGCAGTGCCGCCCGTGCCAGCCCGTCCGTGCCGCCCGTTACGGGCTGGCATGCCGCCCGGTGCCGCCCGTGTCAGTGCCGCCCGTTACGGGCTGGCACGCGCGGGCTGGCGCGACATCCGACACGTCCGTGCCGCCCGTTACGGGCACGCGCGTCCGCGCGTCCGCGCGACAGCCCGTAACGCCGCGCACTGACATCCGACACGCTGCGCCTACAAACATGCACGTCCGTGGTATCCGTTACGGGCACGCGCGCGTCCGCGCGTCCGCGCGGCGAACGGGGCAGCCCGTAACGGCAGACACGGACGGCCCTACAGGAGCACGCCCGCGCGGGCGTCCGAGCACGCGTGCCCGTAACGGGCAGCACTGACCAAACCCGCCCGTAACGCCCGGCACTAAACCGTGAGAGGGGCGGACGGCCCTAGCAGACACCGGGAGCGTGCAGCGTGACTACCAAACAGGCGATGGAAGCGGCACTCGCGCGACAGGGTATCCGCCAGTGCGCGGCCGGGCGGCATACGCCGCACTGCCCGCCACAGTGCGGACAAGCGCACCGGTTTGGCGGCTATCTCGCCCGTATCGGCGAGAACAATCTGCCCACGCTCGCGGTCGGCGCGTTCGCGTACATGCCCGGTCGCCGTCCGTGAACGCCGTTACGTGCGGCCCCACGTGGCGCGACATCCGCGACCTCGTGGCGCTCGTGGCGCTCGTGCTCGTGGGCGTGGTCGGCCTCTGCGCGATCCTCTCGCGCACGGCATGGGTATCCTAGTCAATGCCGCCCGTAACGGGCGGCATTCCCGCGTCCGCGCGCGCGCGTGCGTGCGGGGCAGCCCGTAACGGGCAACACGGACGGCAGCCCCGCACCCGTACGCCCGCACGCGTGCCCGTAACGGCACGCACGGACTAACCTAGCCCGTAACGGGCCGCACTAAACCGTGAGAGGGGCGGACGGCCCCACCAGCGAGGACACGAACATGACGCACGAACGGCGCATCACGGTCAACGCGCCCACGTCCGACTCGGCTGGCGCTGCCGTGCGGGCCGAGATGGCGAAGCGCGGCCCCGCCGGGAGCGTCACGGCAGTGTCCAGCCTCGCGGGTGCGGACAAGCCTGACGATGCGGTCGCGATAGTCGTGACCAAGCCGGTCGGTCCGCGTCACACGTACCTCGTCTGGGTCACCCTCGAATAGTCCATGCGCGCCGTTACGGGCGGGCCGAAAGGTCCGCCCGCTTGGCATGCCCGTAACGGCTGACACGGACGCCTAGCCACGCGCGCGCCCGCGCGTGAGGGTCTGTGTTCGGCGTTACGGGCCTTCGCGTGCGTGCCCGCGCGCGCGACGCGCGCCGGGTGGGACAGCCCGTAACGCCCGGCACTGACTCCGTGATCACGGCTCGCCGCCCGCCCGCGCGCGCGAGTAGCCCGTAACGCCCACCACTGACCGGATCAGCCCGTAACGCCCGCCACTAAACCGTGAGAGGCGCAAGCGGCGCTCGAACCGGGAGACTCACGATGGCAGTCCTCACGCACGTTGTCGGCAAGTCCGGCAACAGTAAGACCGGGCCGGTGGCCGCGACCTATCGCGACCGGACATCCTGCCCGGCATCCTGCCCGGCGATGCCCATCTGCTATGCCAAGGGCCGCATCGAGTCTATCGCCCGCAAGTACGGCACGGCCGAGCCGAGCGCCAACATCCGAGCGCTCGCGGTCACGATCCCGCACGGTGGCACGTTCCGGGTCGGCGTTGTCGGCGACTTTCTGACATCCGACGGCACGCTGGACGAGGCGTACGTGGCGGACATCGCATATGTCGCATACATGCGGCCGGACATCACAATCATCGCCTACACCCATGCGTGGCGCACGCTCACGCCGGACGCGTTCCCGTTCGCAGTGTCGGCATCGTGCGACAGCCCGCGCGACATCTCGGACGCGGTCGCGGCCGGATGGCCCACGGTCGCGACGGTCGCAGACTCGGCCGCGTTCGGCCGCACGGTCGCCGGTCGCAAGGTCGTGCAGTGTCCCGCGCAGACTCGCGGCGTCACGTGCGACACGTGCCGACTGTGCGCACGGCCCAACAGGGCCGCGACAATCGGGTTCGCGCTGCACGGCATCGCGGCCAAGAGCACGGCGAACCGCGCGCAGTACGACGCCCACGCGGACGCCTAGACGGTCAATGCACAGCGTTACGGGCAGGCTGGGGGGCCTGCCCGTTTCTCTATGCCCGCCGTTACGGGC